AGATTTTCTCAAATTTTTTCTGACGTTCTGTTAAACGTTTCAATACTTCCTGACCATCCATCCATAGATCTTTATTAGCCAATAAAGCTGAAATTTCGTCTGGACGCAAGAAACCATCATAGATACGTTTTAATAGGTGTTCAGACCACTTACGTTCATGCACAATATTATCATACATCTCTCCACCTTTACCATGTGTCATGCTCGAATAGTTGTGGAACATAAACATAGAATGTTCACTAACTTCAAAGGTATCACCACACAAGAAGATCATCGTTGCAGCTGACATACATGCACCTTCAACTGAGCAAATAACATGTGCTTGAGTATCTGCAATCGCTCTAAGAAATTGAATGGCTGTGAATAAATCACCACCGTATGAGTTAATATGGATCTGAATAACATCATTTTCGCCAGCGTTTCGCATGATCTCGAACCATGCAACATATTCTGACGAATCTTCTATCGTACCACTGAGATAAAATGAATGTAAAGAATTTATCGATTTATTGACAAACGCTTTTTGAATCGAAGAATTTTGTTGTACCGGTGGAGACGTTGGATTATTTGTTGGAGTCATAGGTAATTCCTTTTTCTTTCTCATATAAGGTTATCTTATGTATAAGATCATTGACATGGTTATCCCTATGCTCAATGAAGATTAATGGTGTGTTACTGTTTTCAACTGCCATAACCGTTACTAAATTCACGATTGGTTTGTTAGTTCTTTCTTCATACATCACTGCGTAGGCTGCTTCTTGTTGGAAGTAGTCAGTGATGTCTTCGGTCTTTTTGATTCTCGATGACGTTTTAAAATCGATGATCGACGGTACTCCATCGAACTCTGCGATAAGGTCAACTCTGCCAGCCAATCTGAGGTGGTCCGAGTAGAGAGGCACTTCTTGCATGTATACCACTCCAACTCGTTCATCCAAGATTGGTTTGATTGTGTTGAACATTCCCCGCACATGCGGCATAGCTTCTTTGAAATAGTCTACCTCGTTATCTATGTAACGTTCACAAATAGAGTGTAACGATGTACCTCTACTAGCAGCTCTTGTAGAAATCTTATTGGCTTCTTCTTCGCCAACTCTATTTCTCCAAGCTTGAATTTCATGCTTTGTAAAATGACCGAGAACGGTCGTGATTGACGGATATTTTATGCCACTTGGAGTAACATATTTTCTTCCATCTGTGGTTGATTCTGTTATTAAGTCTTCATAACCAAGATCAATCTTTTGATGAGAAAAAATCTTCCTCGTCAACTCTTTTATATTTTTCAAATCTTTTGTCTCGCTTTAATTCCAATTTGCGAAGATGTACATCATGTAATGTTACGTCTTCATATAATTTAGGACTACCGTTTTTGCGCTTTGTTTTTTTAGCGCTATCACGACGTCTAAAACTTGTCATGTTACACTTTCTAAATATGTTTAATGGTATTACGTCTACCAGATCCTTTTTTGATCTGTTTTAATCTATCGTTGAATTCTGAACCAGCTCTACGATGAATTCCTTTAGAATCAGAAACTAATCCACCAGTCTCCATAGTGCGATACACTTCTCCGCCGCACTCTTTACATGGTTGAGATACTGGCTGATCGCGCTCCGACATTTTTAATATCTCTACGAAATAATGATTGCAACTCTTGCATTGGTAAGCGTATGTAGGCATCTTTCTCTTTAACCCCTTCAATAAACCACTGTGGTGGTTGTCGTTTAGTCCATTTGGCCATATTCACCTTTTTATCTATATAGTATTTACGATACGAAGCTAAATGATCTCCATCGATTTTACATTCATCTGGCATCGCGGGAGTTGGTCCTAACCAAATTCTAGTTTTATTATCCATGAATATGTTATCTGGTTCTGTGCGTAAGATCTTGCGCAGTTTCGTATCTGTCATATGAACTTTGCCATAGCGATACGTATATTCGTTGCATACAGCACAGAATAATTGATAAAGATACTTATAATTGACAGCATGAGCACGAGCCCATATCGCTGATGGATGGTTAGCGTGTGTAGCTTTGTATAAGATACTATCGCGTTCGTCCTCAAGTTTCCATCGTTTCATACTGCGATAGCGTGCTGGTAAAGAACCATTTACATACTTCTTTTCAATGGTTTGTATGCCATCGAGCATGCGATGTGCAGTCGACAATAGTTGTGCGTACTCGATGATCATCTTAACTACGTGCTTGTCGAGATGGTATTCTGCCGACTTGACAGGATCATGATCTAAATAGAAGATATTCATCGGCCACCGTATATTTGTTTTTCAAGTTGTGTAATCTGATCTCTCATGGCAGAGCATTCTTGCTCTAAGAATTTGTTTTGTTCTATGAGTTTCTTATTTTCCAATTGCAAGTTTGCGCATAGTAAATCTAATTCTATAAAGTCTTCAGCATCTCTATTCATCTGATTTCTCCTCAAATTTTTTCTCTTGAATTGTTTTTTCTCCCCAAATCTTGCGAGGATTTCCGCACATGACACAATTTGGGATGCCGCAATTCATAGCATGATGTTTAATAAATTTATGCGGTTCAGATACATCTAAACCGTATTCCTTGGCAATCTTAACTTGACGCTTAATCTTTGTTTCTTTTTGATGGATTCGCTGAGAATGCTTAAGCTTATGGTCTTCGTTTGACATCTTCAAGTCCTTGTTATATTCGATCTCTTGATACTATTTTCTAAGATAAGTTTTCTACAGTCTTCTCTTACTTGCGGTGGAAAATCTGGTGAAATTTCAGCTATTCTACAATCATAAACTATGATTCTTTCTGCAGAGTTAATAATACGTAAAGCAAACAAAAGCCATGCTATCAAACCACTGATAGCAAGCGAATATATGACTACCAATTTTATTCTATGAATCACATAACCATCCTGAGAAGTCCAACAGTATCGATCGTTGTTAACAAAATGTAGTTAGCAAGCATCCCAAAAGATTTCCGAGTATAAGCAGCCCAAGCATACAAAGCACAACCAAGGATCCAAACAGGATACAAGATAAGTAGAGGAGGATTGGGAACAGTAAGAGCCATGGTAATACTGCAACCAATACTAATAGCCCAAGCAAGCAACTCAATAAAAAACCTAACACGGTGAGAGCGAAGATCATCTTTTATCCATTGCAAAGTACCTATAAAAATTTCATTCATACGAGTAATATCCAAGTAATTAATAATATTATACCACACCATTCGGCAAAAGTAAACTGGTAATAGAAAGCATGTAATTTTCTATGTCTACATAGCCAAATGTATAGTCTATCTATCATCTCTCGAGTATCACGTAATCGCCAAAGTGTTTATCAAATGTAGAGACTAAATGCTCGTAGTCTCCATCCTTCATTTCATTAATGATTGTATCTCCATCTAAACCAAGCTGCCGAGCAAACTTCTTTGCATAACCCAACAAACAAAATGCATTGCCTTCTGGTCCTGTGAGATCGATGATGGGAGCATGTGTAAATTGTTTTTCTCTGATCATATTACCACCACGAATCATAGTAAACTACGCGACCTGCATCAATCTCATTACGAGCTTTGGCAAGAAACTCGTGAGCAGATTCTAATTGATAATCTTCAATCTCTTGTTCTCCAAAAAAGAATCCAGAGGTTGGTTCGAGGTTACCATCAATAAGATCAAAGTCTAATCGTATCAGATCTTCTTCTGTTAAGCGTACAGGTACACAATTAAAAGATTGCTTATCGCCACCTTTTTCGCGATACAGTTTTTCCATCCAACCATGTAATGCATTGAACTTACGCCAATATGCAATTTCTTTATGTTCTCCGCCATCGTTGTCGGTTTTACATTCAAAATCTCCAAGTGCGTCTTCTTTGCGCACAGAGAATGCGTACATATCCAAACCCATATCAAGCCTCCTCAACAGTTATACGATACGCTTTACCATTCCTATCAATTACTGACATCGTCTTTTTTGTTGATAGGAATTCACCTTTTTCACCGAGATCCCAGTTCACTTTGCCAACTGAGTCTACGAATGTACCATATTCATGTGCATCTTTTTTCAAAGAATCATGAATGACTTTCGCCATATAATCACAATACGCTAACATTAATCATACTCCTTTTTTCCACCAAATTCTTCATTATAATTGTAACCTGCGAGATAGTCTTCTATCTCTTTTTTAGACATATCAACTAGTTCAATCCTAGTAGTCATGTGTGTGTCACCAACATAATAATGAGGATTGATGCCACGACTGTACCAACTATCAGCAGATCCGCGATCGAATGGACCACCGTGACGATTGTTGTATTCAACACCTTTATATGTTTTCATATTAAGCTCCATAAGCGATTGCATCATTATCTGCAGACATCTCTGCATACTCCATTGGATCTGTATAACGATCATTAAGTTCGTTATAGTCCATACGTGGTTCCTTACAAGAAATCTTACCATCGTACTCCAATTGAGACTTTTCAAACCATGACATATAGTCATCGCTTTCGAGAGACCAATCGAGAATATACTCGCGCACATACTCGTTGTTTTTCTCTACTTCAGCCATTTCGACCACTGCAGCATAGTCGATGTTGAGTGGTACATTTTCAATCATGTACTCTGAACCACCTTTCATTTTCCAATACTGAGGACATTCACCTTCGCCATCCCAATCATGAGCGCCGTAGTTTTCCATAAACTGTGTTCTAATAACGAGTATCATATATTTTGTCCTTTTTTCATTGTATAGGAATATTATACCACGATTTCTCGCATTTGTACATAGGGCCCCTGGCCTTGCAAGTTGTTGATTCCATTAGCTTTTTAAAAATATTTTATTTTTTTACCCCATGAAACGCCCCAGGAGTCCCCCAGGGGCCCCTCATCTTGGGGTGCGTTAGGGGGCCCGGGGTGTCGCCCGCGCTATTTTACTTTGGAAAAAAACTGGGGAATTAGCCTCTTCGCATCTTAGAGATCTCGATAGCTTCATCACTGCTGAATATAGGTACTGCGTTCGACTTGTGCAGTGTACCGATACCAATCATCGCTGTACCTGTGTACTGATGTTGAGTCTTTTTAGTACAGTCGTGATAGCCACTATTGAGTGATGGATAGCGAGGTGTCTCGCGTACGTATGGCTTAGATGGTTGTGCCGTTTTAACTGTCTTAGGCACAGGTTTGGTTTCGTACTTCTTGAGCATAGCTTGCCAGGATTCTGCTAAGGCGCGTTGCTTAGCATTTGGCTTGCGCTTTTTTGACTTTCCGATCGGTGTGTGTATAATCATAGTTAGTATTATACCATGAAAATAACTCGTTGTACATAGGCCCTAGGACTTTTTTATCCAGTTTGGATCCCACATATCCTTATATGGATCATCCTTATACCAATCCTCTTTTTCCCATGCTTTAAATTTTTCTAAGGATTCTTTGGGGATATAAAGCTGCTTTTCTTTCTTTTTATCGAGGTAATTAATGGCCTTCTCTCCGCCTTTAATTACGATCGTGATAGGATTAATATAATCTATAGGAGATGCAGTACTAGCATCAGCCATATACATCGCGCTTACTGTTGCTAATTCAACTATCATGCGCAATCACTAAGAGAATCTATCCATCTGCGAGTGCATGCCTTATCTTCATCTTTGCATGGCATTTCTGGTTGTATTTCTTCTTTTACTTCTTCTATTTGTTTTACTTCTTTTGTATCGTCCATAATGTATTCTCCTTTTGGGTTTGTAAAAATAACGGGAGGTCTTGTGAACCTCCCGAGATATCTGATCACCGCCTTTACTTAATTGACTAGGTTAACTCTTCCTTCTTCCGTATATTGTTGAACGTATGAGT